GGTGCAGACTTGTCGGATTCAAGGTAGGTCCTATATACAAGCTGAATACCAACTCCAGCGGCGTTAGCAGAATCGACAAGTTTTTGCGCCTCGCCAGTTACGTTATCGATTGCCACGCCGAGGCTCTGAGCGCCGTCGTTGTTGTTCTTCGGCAGCGAAACGTCAAGACCTGAAGCGATGAAAGTTACAACCCGATCATCCTCTAGTGTGCAGGTGTGATCCTCAAAGCCAGCACAGATAAACACTGAAGGCCACGCCGAACAAATAATCTCAAGAGTAGGAATCTCACAATCGGTCCCGCCGCTGTTTCTGAGAATTTCAAGAACTTCGCTCAACTTCCCCTCCGCTTGGTTCCGGTGATTTGGTTAACAGTCTGCGCAGTTTTACCACCAGCCTGCATATCCCCAACAACAACACGGATGATTCGTTGGTCATCCATCTGAGTCTCTGATACCGTAGCCTGTGAGCTAGTGTTGTTGATAACCTCTACTTTAACATTTTGAGATGATCCACCAGATGTTGCGTCCTTATTGCTGACAACCTCGCCGCGCTGGTTAGGCATCATGTACTGACGACCGTTTGCCGCGTTGAAAATCTCAGGGGCGCCAGTTTCGTTAACCCGGTACATGCCGTTTGACTGGACTGGTCCGCCAAGTGCCCGACCGCCCGCAAGCGCCAAACCTGATGCTAGAGTGGTTGTAGACGATAGCGCAGCAGCAGCAGCCACAGCGTTAGTGCCAAGAGTTGCAAGTGAAGCCATAGCCGCAGCAGGAGCCCATGCGGACGCTGAAATTGCGGCCTGCCCTACAGATGCAGCGGTTGCCGTGGCTGCCGTAGACTGACCGACAGCGGCCATTATTATCTGCTGCTTAACCCATTCAACGCCCATCTGGACGAATGCGCCAATAACAGAGTTAAGAACAGTGTTTGCGATTCCACCAAGCGCATCCTTGAGATTGCTAGTGCCACTGAGAATCCCACTTAGAGACTGAGTTGCGGCCTGACCAAGCGCATCGATGCCGCCCAATAGAATTTCATTTCCTAGCGATGCCTTGCGGAATCTCTCTTCCTCAAGAGCTGTAACTTGAGCCTGGTATTCAGTCTCAGACTGAAGTCTAAGCTGATCTGCGCGCTGCTTGCTAATGATCTGAGCTTCTTCGATTGTCTTGATATCTGCAAGCTGTTGATCTAGTCCTTGCTGTGCGCCAACGAATGGATCAACAGAGCCTGCAAGCTTCTCTGCATTCTTTGCTGCGGATAGATCGTATGTTGCATCTGCAAGAGCCTTGACGTTAGCAATGTCTTCTGGAGTAGCGAATTTATTCAATCGTAATAGGGCCTGCGCTTGCGCAAGCTCTCTTCCGCTCAACCCAGCTAGGCTAAGCGCTGTAGCAAGATCGGTAACGGCCTTCTGGTTCTGCTCGTATGCTTGTTTTTGCTCGGCAGCCGACTTTTTGGCTAGTTGAGCGGCTTCGGTTTCGGCTTTCTTGACAGCGTTTGCGCCATCCGTTTTTGCCTTCGCCCTCTCTTTTTCGGCTTCGGCAAGACGGTAGCTATCAAGCGCAAGAGCAACCGCAAGGTCGCGCTCCTCTTTTGTGGAGTTCGTGCCTAACTTTTGTAGTGTCTGAATGCGAACCCGCTCTTCGCCCTGAGCGCGCAACAGAGCATTCTGTTCGGCAAGCTGCTGGATTGCCTTTTGACCTTCGTCACTGGTTGTCTTTGGTCCCGATCCGGCTACACCGCCGCCACCCTCGCCAGCCTCTGCTTTCTGCTCAGCAACACGCTTGTCTTGCAGCGCCTTAATTTCGGAGTTAAGGCCGTCAATCCTTGTCTTGGTGGCTGCCGCGCTAGATTTAAGTCCGAATTGGAGCTGGGTCTGATACTGCTGCTCTGCCTCCGATCTTTTCTGCAAAAGCTCTGCGAACTTCTGTTGGTCGCTGGGGTTAAAGGTAAGCTGAATGCCTTTTGCAATCCCATCAAGAACCGCCGCAAGCTTCTGTGATGCGCCAATTGCCTTGTCGATAATCGCTAGCGCTGCGCCGAACTGGGTTTGAATTGCATTGCTTGCCTGAGTAACTGTGCGAGGTAGTTTTTCAAACTCGGCATTAACCGCCGCCGAACGGTTAAGCAATGCGTCAAAAAGAGCCTCAGCGCTTACCTGCCCATTCAGCATGGCGGTTCGCAGTTCGCCCATAGAAAGCTTCATGCCTGCACCAATCTGGCGCGCAAGCTCTGGCGTGTTCTCAATTATCGAGTTAAATTCTTCTGCGCGCAACGTACCAGCAGCAAGACCCTGACTAAGCTGGCGCAATGCGTTAGACGTTTCCTCTGCGCTAGATCCGCCAATGGTGCCAATCTTTTGCAGTGTAGATGTCAGCGTCAGCACTTGAGAGTTCGTTGCCCCTAGAGACTTCAGGGTTGTGGTTAGCGATTCCCATAGCCTAGTTGTGTCGGCCATTGTCGCGCCAGTAGTTGACGCGATGTTTAGCAGGGATTGATAGCTAGCGCGTGCGGTTTCGATATCAGGACTTAGCCGCTGGATTCTCGCCTGAAATAGCGTGAAATGCTCAGCCATCTTGCCCCACTGCGCAAGGGTTTGCACGCTGATAACGCCAGCCACCGCAGCGGCAAGCGGGGTAAGGCGAGAAGCAAATCCACTAGCCGCCTTTCCGCCGTCGTTCATCGTGCTATTAAGCTTTCCGGCAGACTTGTCAGTCTTGTCGAAGCTCTTTTGCATTCCATCAAGGCTGCTATCAACCTGACGACCAGCGGTTAACGTTGCGGCTGTATCGATTTCAACTTGATACGATATGGATCCAATCTCGGCCATTACTTTTTACCCTTGTCGCGCAGTCTGTTAATGGCAGCCAATCGGGCCATGCCTTCGTCGTGTTCTTCTAGCGTTGGCGTTTTGTTCTCGGGCTCGCCAAATTTAGCCTTCATGGCAGCAGTGAATTCGGTCATGGTCATGTTCCAGGCTTCGGTGCTGGACATGCCTAGGTGCGCGACTGCTTGAGCAACGAATGCCTTTGCGTCGAATCCTGGCTTGTAGTCGCCTTTCTTTGGCGAGCCTGCCTTGATTGGATCGGTGCCGACTAGACCGTGCTTGAGCAGGCATAGTGCCAATGGGTGCATATCCTTTACAGACATCAGGCCGGGAACATAAGAACCGTAGCGCGATCCAGCATGACCGATAAGCGCCGTACAATCGTCGTCACAGCACGCTGCTAGCACGTCATAGGAAAGCCCTAGCATCTTACGCTCCCACGACCTGTACGCATCTTCAGGCCACACAGGATTGATCTTATGCGGCGTATTCAGGAAGGCGAACAGCTCTACAATCTCAATCGGCGCACCAAGATTCTCCATCGCTGCCAAAGACGGCCTAAACAGCCAATCCCGATCTGGCCCAGATACCAGAATCTCGCCAACGCTCGTCCTAGCCCGCATAACGCCACCAAAAGTATTTTCACTATTCTATCACTTCGGAACGAATCAGAAGATTGCATATCTATGTAAAATACGGTATTATTTACACGAACATCAAATGGATTTCAGCATGATTATTGAGATTCCAAGGTCGCTAATAGGTAAATCTTGGGTGGCCGATTCTGGCGCAACAATGTTTATTTATGCTGAAATAAAAGGCTCGATAGATGTGCCCAAAAAATACAAATTAGCTTGTAGTATATGCTCCGCTGATACTGAGCTTTTTAGCGAGATTGTAATCGATAGGCACTCCGCAACAAAAAACAGAAGTATATGCTCTTGCTCTTATAAAAAAAATTATGACTTTAATCAGCAGTCAATTCTTTGTCGAAGAAAGTCAATAGAAATTGGAACAAAAATTATTCAGATAATCGATAAAGGGTCTTCGAGAAGATCAACAGTTATTGATAAATGCGAAACGCATGGAGAAACTAGCGAGTGCCTTATTTCCACGTTTATGGAAAGAAAAAATTGCTGCAAAATTGGAGGAATAAAGAAAACTCAATCATTAAGGTCAATGTCTGACCAGGATGCAAATAAATTGTTTTTGGATAGAGGAGGCTACCAGAAAGGAACTTTCTTTGTAAAAATGCCTGGCAGGAGATGGGAGGTTAATTGTTCTGTTTGCCTATCTGATGAATATGCAGCTTCAGGAATAAAATCAAATTGGACCGCATCATTCTCTGCGCTGCTCTCTGGGAAAAAGCCATGCAGATGCT